CTCGTAATATATTAGCAGATCCAATTGATTTGGAAATAGATGCTTATAAGAAAGAACTTGCTGCATTTAAGAATCCTTTCTGGACTACAAGAGAAAATTCGGGAATAAAAATAACATCTGGCGATAAAGTAACTTCGACAAAGTATGATGTATATCATTGGGCATGGGGTTCAAACCCAGGAATTAACCCTAAAGGGGAAATTGATAATCTTTATATAAAATTGTTGGGAAGAAGAGGTGAAGCCAAGGGTATTGAGTATTGGGAGGATGATAAGGTATATGGTTCAAGTCTTGCTAAGGTTGAAGAAGGAATGAAACTTCAACGTGAGTGGAAAGATGTTTGTTTCGGTGAATGTAAACCCGTTATGCCAGATGTAACTTATAAATTTGGCACATATTGGGAGTATGATAAAAATAATTTCATGAATAAGTATGCAATATCCCCAGAACCAATGTCTAATGTTATTGGAACTGATGGTAAGGGAGATTCATATTCTATGGAATGGGATATAGATTTTCCTTATGATGGTAATTATACTTTTGTAGTTCAGTGTGATAATCAGGGAACATTATTTGTTGATGGTGAAAAGCAACAGGACTATAATATAGGTGCTGGTGGTGCTGCTGGTAATACATTATCTGCTCCAGCTAAAAAGATGTTGAGACTGAATAAGGGAACTCATCCAGTTAGATTTGATATTGTTAATTTAACAAACAAAAAGAAAGTTGTTAAACCAGAAGAGTTTACTACAAAAACAAATAATGTAGATTTTAAATTTAGTACTTCAACATGGCACGGTGCTACTGCATCTATTGAAGATTTGGATATGTATATTGAGAAAGGATACGGTCCTGATAAAGATGTTAGTAAAGATTTTAATAGGGATGTTGAGTATGGTAGAATCTATGATGTTATATTAACAAGTAATACTTTTAGAACAGAAAATGTACCTGTAAATAGTAATCAAATTAATTATGTTAATTTACATGATCCAAATAATGGTTTTCGTTGGATAAATTCTAAGAGAATTGAATTTGATGAAGATCCTTTTTACCACGGAAAAGGTGGTTGGGATTGTAATGGTGCTTTCACTATTGATAACGTTGTTGGTGGAACAGCTACATTTAATCCAAGTGGTAAGAGTATTGATTTTAAGGGAAAAGAGGTAAAGGTTACTTTAACTTTTACATGGAGTGATGCTACTGCTGCTGATGGTTATGCTCTAGATCAGATTGTGGTTGGTGGCACAACATGGACGTGGAATAAATCAGCAGGAACAGAAGGTCGTTACACATATGTTACTCGTGGTGATCAAGGAGTAGCAGGCCTTAATGAGTATGATGAAGTAACTCCAGGAGTAAAACCAAGGAGCAGTTGGGCTCTTGCAAACCTTGCAGACAGATATGATTGGGAACGTAAGAGATGGGAAGTTCGTGATGGTGGTGGGAGATGGTTGGTTACTACTTGGGAAGATATGGATGAGGATGGATGGACTTCTATACCTGCACCTCCACCACCATCACGTCCGATGGAAGGTAATGAGACTCATACTATAACTCTAACTAGTGGATCTATAAAAACAGGAAGTGATGCTAGTGCAGGAGTTAAGTTAAGAACTCAAGGTGAGAATGTTCTTCAGATGGAAGACATTCCTCATATTAAGGATCAACCTGTATTCTTTGATGATGTAATTTTAACTGCATCTCAAGGTAAATTTTTTAATATCCAAGGTAATAAAGCAAAATATACTTTAGATCCACCATTACCTGTAGATAGATCATCTTCTAACGGAACTGGGGATCCTTTAAAAGTATTTGATACTTTATCATTCATAGATAAGTCTAATAGAAAATTATGGAAAACAAATAACTTAAGTCCTCAACAGAGACAGGATAGTTCTCATGGATTTAGTAATCGTTATGGTATAACTCCATTTAATCCTACCATTGAACATAATACAAATTATCCAGGATTTCATAAAATTGTTTGGAGTAATGTTACCTTCCCTGCGACTGCTGAGTATGATATTACTATTGCTGTTGATGATAATGTAAGATTAAGAATTGGTGATCAGGTTGATATACAGAAGGATGGTTTTTCTGTAAGAGGTGACTGGAGAACCGCAACTGGAACAACTGTTTATAGGAAGAGGGTTCATGAAGGAACATATACATTAACTGCTGATTTGGAACAAATTCCAGGTGGTAAGTATGGAATGAATGCAAATTCAATGCTACTTGCTATTGATATACGAGCTATTGGTAGTTTGGAAATGGAAGTTGAGAAAAAGAGTTGGAATCAGAATCCTTTTGCTGTTGCATTAGCAATTGAATCTCCACCACCTCCTCCTCCAGTAAGAGAAATTCCTGATATAGGAGAGGGATGTCCTCAGAATCCAATTTGGTCAACTATGTCTCCAGGTTCTAGCGAATCATGGTATCCATGTGAGTCTAAACTTTGGAGTGAATTTACAAATACGTATGCTCTTTCTCCAGTTGCACCTTTAGATACTCCTGGAAGTGACGGAGTAGGTATATTATATAAAAATTCTTGGAAAATGACTGCTCCTTATGCAGGTTACTATACAATCAAGGGAACAGTAGAGGATACTGGGAAACTTAGTGTTGATGGAAAAGAAATTACTACATTAGTTTCACCAACTGAGGTATGTCCAAAGTTACCATCTAAAAAGGTATATTTAAGTGAAGGTACTCATGATATAGAAGTTGAGGTTGAAAATAAAAAAGATTATGAGACACCTAAGTTTTTTATCGATCAGAAAATATTTAATACTCAGGATTGGCAAAATCAATCAGGGTCTGGTGGACAAGTAAAGGATATTGATTTTAAAATAACTACTTCAACATGGCACGGTGCTACTGCATCTATAGAATCATTGGGAATATATGTTGATAAAAAATTTGGTCCTGATAATGATGTTAGTAAAGATTTTACTAGAACAGTTGAGCGTGGAAGAGTATATGATGTAGTTTTAACAAGTAATACTTTTAGAACTGCAACAGCTGGAACTAGTAGAGATATTAATTATATTAATTTACATGCTAAAGATGGTTTTCGTTGGATAAATTCTAGGAGAATTGAATTTGATGAAGATCCTAACTTTCATGGTAAGGGTGGTTGGGATTGTAATGGTGCTTTCACTATTGATAACGTTGTTGGTGGAACAGCTACATTTAATCCAAGTGGTAAGAGTATTGATGTTAAAGGAAATAATGTTCAGGTTACTTTAACTTTTACATGGAGTGATGCTACTGCTGCAGATGGTTATGCTTTAGATCAAATCAAGATTGGTGGCACAACATGGACGTGGAATAAAGCAACAGGAACGGAAGGTCGTTATACATATGTTCCTGTTGGTGATCAGGGAGTAGTGGGATATGACGGAAAAAAGGGTGCATCTCGTAGTTGGAAGTATGCAAACCTTGCAGGTAGGTATGACTGGCAAGCTCCTGTTAGTCTATTTCGGAATGGATGGGAGGTTCAACGTGATGATGGAAAATGGTATCCTTCTCAATGGGAAGATGATGATGGTGAAGGATGGACTTCTATAAAACCTCCACCTCCACCATCACGTCCGATGGAAGGTAATGAGACTCATACTATAACTTTAAGTTCTGAAAGTGTGAAGATTGGTGATGATATGACTTCTGGAGTTGAGTTAAGAACTCAAGGTGAGAATGTTCTTCAGATGGAGGATATACCTCATGTTCCTATTGAAGAGCAAAAGATTCTTTTTGATGATGTAATTTTAACTTCAAGTGAAGGAAAATTCTTTGGAATAAATGGCAATAAGGCTAAGTTTGTACTTCCTAGTATCGCCACTAATACTGCTACTAAAAATGGTGTTTCATATAGTGGACCTAATCTTTATAATTATAAATTCAAAGGATATGGACAATTCTTGAATAAGAATGGAGTTTCTCCTGATTATCCTAAGTTTGGTGGTGGAGAACTTGTTAATTATGAATGGAGTAATATTGATTTTCCTAAAAATGGTGAATATGATTTCCATTTTGCTCATGATGCTCATGGATCAGTATATTTGGATGGAGAAGAAGTTATAAAGGGGGATTTTGATAATAATCTAGGTGTTTCTTTACAAGACTCTGCGAATTGGGGTGTTGGTATTAATAAGAAAATAAAAATAAGTAAAGGAAAGCATACGATAACAGTTGCACCACCTGATGGACGTATAGGAGAGAAAACTGGTTGGGGTGATGGATTATTTAAAAAGTTATCAGATGATTATTATAGAGGACAGCAAGCATTCGATAATAATCCATCTGCATTAGCACTTGGAATAACAATCAAGACAGAAACTAAACCAGAAATAGGATCAAAAGAAGAGTTATTGCAGAGAGGAAAATCTTGGAAAGATAATCCTACAGCAATCTCAGCAATAATGATTCCTCCTCCTTGTCCTAAGAAAATAAAAGGAAAGGGTGTTGTTGTTGATGTTATTGTTGATGATCCTGGTGGCCCATATCCAACTCCAGAGGAACCACCTGGCACTGGTTATCCTGTAACTTTAAGATTGAAAAAAGTGTTAATAACAGGAGGAGGTAATTATGATCCAGGTGATCCTAGTAAAGTTGTATTCCCACCATATGATCCTCCACCAGTAGACACTCCTCCACCAACAACCTCTCTACCTCCTGGTGGTGGAAGAAAGAATGTAACAATTACTTCTCTTCCTCCAACAATTCGGAGAGGAAAATGTTCTCTTCTTAAGTATACTACTAGTGGTGTTTCTAAAGCAATAATAACTCCTGATGTAGGTGAGGTTCCTGCTGTAGCTAACGGGACTGTAAGAGTTTGTCCTTCTGTGACTACAAAGTATACTATTACTGGTGATCCCCCTCCTCCCACTACTCCTCCTACCATTACTCCTCCTGGTATTACTCCTACTACTCCTCCTACTACTACTGGTGGCGGTGATCCTCCTACTACCGTTACTCCTCCTGGTGGTGGCGGCGGTATTACTCCTCCTACTACTACTGGTGGCGGCGGCGGTATTACTCCTCCTACTACTACTGGTGGCGGTGATCCTCCTACTACCGTTACTCCTCCTGGTGGTGGCGGCGGTATTACTCCTCCTGGTATTACTCCTACTACTCCTCCTACTACTACTGGTGGCGGTGATCCTCCTACTACCGTTACTCCTCCTGGTGGTGGAGGAGGTGGTGTTAACGATTCTCCTACTGATACTACAACAGTAACAGTGATTGGTGAAGGTGATCCAACTACACCAGGAGGTGATCCAACTCCTACTGGAGAGGGTGATCCAGATTCAGATGAAGATCGAGACATTGGTGATCAAATTATTATAGATCCTCCTAATGGAGCTAAATTAACACCAATATTTGGTCCTCATGGATCAGTTGTTGATGTTAGAATAGATGATCCTGGTCTTGGTTTTACAGAGTATCCTACAATTTATATGCCATCTGATACTGGTGTTGGTGTTGTCTTTAAACCACAATTTGAAATCATAAGAGATCCTTTGGATGTTACACCTGATAAATTACTACAGGTAACAGATCTAGTTGGATTGAAACAGACTGGTTATGTTGATGGTAGAGCATACTATGGTGCAGTATTCTTTGATAATGATATTAAATATGCTGGTATGTATCAAACCATTGGACAAAAGATACGTGTCTATGATACAATGCAGGATAGTATAGATGCTATGGATAGATCAGATCCATCTGCAATTCAACGTTCAGGAACTGATGTATCAAGTAATGATCCTAGACTTAATATTCCAAATACCCCCGATAATTTAACTTAACATGTCAGGAAAAGGTAACGCAGGTTTAGACAATAAAAGAGAGGGAAGTGCCAAGCAGAATTATACTGCTATAAAATATGGTAACAACCAAGGATCGATTGCTTTCGGACAAATCCATAAGCAAGGAGATGTTACATCTGCTGTCATGCTTGAGACCCCAGATGGTGAACATCAATTATCTCTTGATTTAGATGGTGAGAGGACAGGTTGGACTTGTTCTACTAGTCCTGGTAATTTTCAAGTAGAGTGTGGTTCTGCTAATCAAGAAGCAGCAGATAGTTGTGTTGTAAATGCTAAGAATGGTAATATTATTTTGTTGGCTACTAATGGTAAGATTAGAATGCAAGCAACTGATATTGAGTTGGTTGCGGTAGGTGAAGGTGGTGCTAAAGGTAACATCAAAATGAATGCTACAGAATCTATAGTAACTGAATCTAAAAAGTTTTTAGTAACTGCTAAATCATTTTATAGGATTGCTTCTCCACAAACAGGTGAGATGGTTGCAAATGGAGTCTTAAAGTTATATGGATCTATTATTCGTGGGGTGAGTGATGCTGTTGCTGTTAAAGATTCTAAGGTAGCAGGACAAAGATTCCAAAAACAAATGAACGAGGGGGTTTAACATGTCATACAATGTAGATGATATTAATGTAGGTGGTCAGTTAAAGGTTGGCACAGGTATTGATGTAGCTCCTATACAAGAAGGAGATGAGAAAATTAATGGATCTATGTTTGCTGAAGGCCCTGTAGTTTTTGGTAAACCTGATGCTTTTTCTTCGATAGAAGGAACCTTGATGGTTGGCCCTATCGGTAATAATGATCCTGATATGCCTGATGGTACTAGTCCATATAAGACAGTGCTTGGTCTTTCTGGTTCCCAACCACAAGCCATATTTTCTAAAGGAAATATGTTTATACAAGGAGATCTTTTTGTTACTGGATCTGTTGATTGTTTTTCTGTTGGAAGACTAGAGGCAAGACATAAAGCAGCAGATGCTTCTCCTAAAAAGTTTGATATGGAGCATCCTTCTAAGGGTGAAGGTCATCGTCTTGCTCATGCCTGTATTGAAGGACCAGAGGTCGGGGTTTATTATAGGGGTAGACTTAGGAATAATAATGTGATAGAGTTACCTACATACTGGAAGGATTTAGTACATGCTGACAGTATCTCTGTTCAACTTCAACCTATCGGTGCTCATCAGGACATCATCATAAAGAGGTGGGATGATGAGAAGGTACATCTACAGTCAAGAGGCCCTATTCCTATTGATTGTTTCTATCATGTTTATGCTGAGAGAAAGGATGTAAATGCTTTGGTTGTAGAATATGAAGGGAACGATTGGGATGATTATCCTGATAAAGATAATCATGATCCTAAATATGCAGAGGTGATCAACACTAGGACTCGTTAAAATGATTGATGAATACCTTACAAGGTGTGTAGTAGATACATTAAGAAGAACAATTACAGTTTATTCCTCAGAAGGGGATGAAAATGTGGTTAAGTGTGATACAGTAGAAGAATTTATGAATGTACTTAATTTTGTACGTGAAACCTGTCCAGAAGATGTGTTAGTTTATTCTGATCCACTCTGAGGGAAAAACAGCTTTTAATTCCAAAAAAGACGGGAAAAAAATCTCCAGGTTTTTTTAACCCTATTAGATTGGCAGAGTTTTTTTGTTATGCTAAATAATCCATAACAAGAACTATAAGTACGAATACAATGGGTCTTTC